GTAGATCCATGAGTTTGTCAGTGGCGTCTGCTACCTGCTTCATGGCGTTCACAGCGACTTCGTATGCTCTGGGGTGCCCTGACTCCTGAGCGACCTCTAAGGCACCGTTGAGCGCCTCTGTGCCCTTGTCAATGAGTGAGTAGAGTTGACCACGAGTATATTCGTAATCCTTCGTCTGGTCGTCCTTGTCTGCCTCTCTGGGAGGTCTTGGTTTTGCTGGTTCGATATCAGTAGCTTCAACTTCAATTTCAAATAGATCTTCCATATTATCTTCAAACTTGCTCATAGTAGTTCAATCCCCTCATTAAATCCAAAGTCATCCCCAGCAGTCAAGAGTTCATCATCAAGTGCGTTGACCACACCATCATTATTTTTGTCTTCAAGTGCTTTTGGTGTATAGGTAACTTTCGTAGTTCTTTGTGGAACTGTAGAGTTGATACCTTCGTATACAATTGCTTTTTTGATAACACTTGCTTGATCGAAAGGACCGTAGATATAAGACTTAGCAGTAAACGATAAAGTCCATGTAATGTATCTACGCTCAAGAAAATTGTCATCCCACGCATCGTCATATTGAACACTATTCAATACAATAGCAACATCTTTTTTCTCATTCATGTCAGGAATCATGTTGAGAGTGATGTTGAATGTTGGTTGAAAATATGGTAGAATCTGTTCAAGAATCTGTAAACCATCATCTTGATTCTTGGCAATGATACCAAGTTCAAACTCAATGTTATATGGAACAGGAACATACTGCTCCTTTACCTCAGTTCCATCTTCTTGAATAATTGTTCTATATTTTTGAATGGGTGATGTTTTGCGTTGAGCATCATATCCAATACCCATCATCTCGAAGTAGAGACGAGGTAAAGTAATAGCAATTTTTCTACTAACATCTGGGTTCTGTTCAAGGCGAGTTAAAAACTTTGCCTTTGGACCATATGCAAGCGGGACCTTCTCTTCTTCCAATACAGAATTATCAGAAGGATCAACCTTCTTTAAAGTAATATTATTGAATAGGGTTCCAAACCCAATAATATTTCTACGAATTATTTCGTTATAAAAATGTGACCCTAACATTAGATGCTACCTGTAAAATTGCCTGCTTCACCGAACGGGTTACCCTCAGTCCAATCAATAATGTCATCAGCGGCATCTTCGATTTCTCGATTCTGATCATACTCGCTGTTTGTATTATTTAGAGTGTCATAGGACTCAGGACTCCACTTGGCACCTGAAGTTAGACCAGTTACGGTCTCTGCAGTTGTGAAGGTTCCTGTTCTGTTGATGATCTCAAGTTTTCTTGTAGCAGAATCCCAGGACTTGACTTCTGCTCTGTTATCTTTTGGCGAGTAGTCGATCGTGACGGTAGGTGTTGAAGTATACCCAGAACCACTACTAAGGATAGTGATGCCAGTAACAAGACCAGTCGAACTAACTGTTGCTGTGGCTGTCGCTCCACTTCCTCCTCCTCCTGAGATAGTGACTGTTGGTGGTATTGACTGAATATAATGAGATCCAGAATCTGTAACAGTGATACTATCAACAGAACCGCTTCCTGCATCTGCAATCGCTTTAGCAAGGAACTCATCACCTACAACTTCTTCACCAACAATGAAGTTGCCGATGCCACCAGGATCCATGAACATAAGAATAGCAGGAGACATAATAGTTTCAAGAACATCAATCTCATCAACACCAGTAGAGATGTCGTCGCTGCCATACTCATAGATCTCAGCAGTCATTGTGTAGAAGTAGATCTTTCCTAACTGATAGAAAGGATCTTCTCTTTCTACAAACTTGATCTCGTAAATATCTTGAGTTAATGGGAAGTAAAGTAAGTCTCCCTCATTTGGACGAGTGGGAACCGTTAAGGTAGATCCAGCAGATGCTTCTTCCCATCTACGTTGAGACACAACAAAACGAACCTCGTCAGTAATACGAAGTCCAAACTTGCTGATGAATTCTGATGGTGACCCGAAACCTTCTACGTTCTGTAGAAGCATCTCTACTTGAAACTGACTCTCGAACTTATTGTAGATGACATCATCCAAGACCCCATCAGTAATGAGAGTTCTTGGCAAGTAGTAGATATCTGTGCCGAACAGTTTGATCTGCTCATCCACAAGATCCTGGACGAGACCTTGCTCGCCAGTCGTGCCGCCGTAGTATGTTGGAAAATAGGGTGATGTTGGCATCTTATCCGATCATGTCCATTGGTGGGAGTGAGTAATCTGTCATCATCCTTGACTCCAGTTCCTTCACTTCATTGTTACCATCTTCCCAGATCTGACGACCATTAAGTGTTATACCACCAGGAAGTTGAACTGCGTTATACTTAATCAAGTTCTGTCCCCACTGTCTCTTCATTAGAGCAGTAGCATATCTTTTGACAAAACTATCATCGTATACCTGGGTAAATTGAGTTGGATCAAGATAACGATAGCAATCAATAAGAAGATATTGATCCTCTACAATTCTTGACTTGTCAATGTCAATATAGAGACGATCTTGTCTCTTGTTAAATCTATACTCAATCAAGGCACCAGTATTGATAATCATATCAATAGTCTCAAAGTGCTGCTTAATCATGAAGTAGTTTGTCAGATCAAAGTTACCAAAACTAAATGCTGAACCTGACGAGAATGAGAACAGGTCCATCAAATAATATTGATTACTCATGCCAAAAAGATTGTTCCTCAAGAAACTTGAGGAAACACCAAAAACTTTAGAGATACCAATAACCGCATCAGGGACTTCGATGTAGTTGTTTCGGTTTTCCCATGCGTCTGTATTTGGTGCAGCACTTGCTTCATCAGATGAATCAAATCTGGTTACATCGGCAGCAGTAAACTTGTGCTTGAGATACATTCTCTCCACACCATCGAAATGATATTCGTGGTAATACTGAATTGCCTGATCAATGATGTCATCTGTTTGCTCATCTGCAATATTAATTTGCAGAACGGGAGCACCCAGTTGACGTTTGCAATAATCAATTAATTCTTGCTTTGTTGCTGGTGAAGCCATGCATCTATGTACAAAAAGTCCCTACCTGTATTTATCAGGCAGGGACTTAGACTTATTCTGCTTCTTCAGTGGGTGCTTCTTCTTCTTTGGGTGGGGTGAGAAGATCAAGTGTTTCTAAACCACCTTGAAGTTTCAGTTTGTATTCTCTTGCTTTGGCAAGGTTTGTTTCAAGTTCAGCAATTTGCTTGTCTGCGTTAACAAGTTGCTCTTCAAAATTCTTTTTAAGTTGTTCAGTGTCCATTGTTATCAATTAGAAAATAATGATTACTACTTATTTATACTTAAGTTTAGAGACGAATCTCCATAACCTATTGATCCGACAGGAACTATATTAAATGCGATAGAGTATCTATCTACATCAGTATAATTTGTCATTATTTTATGTTCTAAAGAACTATCAAATATTATTATATCATTTTTTCTTGGGACTATATCCCAATGATCCGAATTTAATTCATTATATTCTACTGGATCTCCTAACCAAAAACAAGAAGTATTTTGTTTGTAAAATCTAATTTCGCTACTATCGTCAGGATAGTAAACTCCACTCATCCAACTATTAAAATGTTTATGTCTACTACCTTCTGCTCCAGGTGAACAATGAGTTGCCCACGAACTTACAATAGAAAATTTACAGTTTGGATAATGAAGAACTTGAGACAAATACTTATAAAAAATTGATTCAATTAAATTTTTTAATGTAGGTATACTATCTAAGATGTTTAGATCAGTTCCTATGTTAGATGCACTTGAATGTAATGTGCTTTGATATTTTAGTAAAGATAAATCTTGACAATCATAATCTATATTTGTTTTCATAATAGGAAATGAAAACAAAGGCAATATATCAAATTGCATATTATTCAATATTCAATAGTTTATCAAAATCTTCAAGACTTCCTGTAATTGTATATACAGGAATGCCATTAGAATTTGTTACTTCGTGAAGTTTTCTTTTTAATTCAGGAACCAATTGAAGTCTTCTGTGAATTTCAGATGCCTGAATTAAACTTTCCGAAGGTTTTGTTAAACGTAAACTCTCTCTGGTTTCTACAGTATAATCTGCACTCACTCCAGGACCAAAAGGTTCATTGTCTTCGATATCTCGAAGAATCATAGCAATTGCTTCCTTTTGTTCTTGTGATAAATTTACAACATCGTTAATATCTAATGCCATTTTAATTTCCTTTAGCTAGCTTTATATCTAATAATAAACACACCAGATCCACCTCTGGCTCCAATTTCACCAGAGTTGCCTCCATTATAACCACCGCCGCCACCACCGCCGCCAGTGTTTGGTTTGCCATCTTGAGCTGCAGCTCCTACAGGTGATGAGTATGGGGTGCGAGAAACACTATTTTGTCCTCCCTTTCCACCACCACCTACACCACCAGCACCACCACTACGACTAGTGCCTCTTACACCACCACCACCTCCTCCAGCATAAGAAACCTTAGATCCTTCAATTTCACAATAGATTCCATGACCACCATTTCCACCTTTATTATCAGGAACTCCAGCATTTTGTCCAGATTGTCCCGCACCACCACCGCCAGCACCCATATTTCCATTACCAAAATCTCCACCAGGGTGTCCTTGCCATCCTTGTTGTTCGGCAGGACCAACAGAGTATTGTGCTTTTTCACCACCTATAACATGATTTACATTAACTTGTACTTGAGAATAAGTACCTACTACTGTTTGATTTGCTTCTGACCTGCGACTACCAAGAGTATTCATTGCATAATCACTTTTTAAATGAAGACTCAAGTTTCCACTCAAGACTCCAGTTGCTGCACCACCATACCTTCCAATATTAGCACTACCTCCACCAGATCCACCTTTGCCAGCATACGAAGCAGGAGAGTTTCCTCCGTGACCAGATCCACCTCCTCCACCTATTGCTTCGTAGAAAACGTTTCCTCCACTAATTGTACTTGGAGTTCCAGCTTGTCCTTCCTGATTAGCATTGTTCCAACCAATGCCGCCTAAACCACCGTCTCCAATATTAACAGTATATGTTCCTGCAGGTAAATTTACATTACGCTTGTAGATTACTCCACCAGCACCGCCACCTCCGCCAATAACTCCTCCTCCACCGCCGCCGCCAGCGATGAGAAGAAATTCTACTCCTTGATCATCAGGTGAATTGGTAATAGTAAAACTTCCACTACCAGTAAATTTGATAACTTTGTAACCAACAAAATCACCAGTTAAATTAGTTTCAGTGTAATTAGATCCACCAGGATTAATTTCATATTTACTGGAACCAATAGCAACCCAGTTAGATCCATCCCATACTACAATTTTCCCCTTTGTGGTATTAAAAACCATATGCCCAGTCGGAGGACTTTGTGGTAAACCAGACTCTGGATACAGAGGTAAATTTAGTTCACTACCTACATTTAAATTACCAACATTTAATTCAGACATGCGAAACAGACTTTTCCTTCCTATTATTTATCACAAAATTTTTGATACATTGTCAGAAGCGTGTTCTAAACAAGGACCATCTCTACGAACATAATGAAAAAATATTTGATGGTAGTATGATTTATGGTTACCTTTCATAGGTTCTCTCCAATGCGGTCTTTCGCAACCTTTGTAAATGACACCATCTCCAGGGTTTGTTACCAGAGGAATGTTATTACCATCGGGATCAGTAAACCATATAGGCCACTCGTAATTTAAATTATTAGAACAATGAACTGAAATGCTAACCTCACATGCTGGTCTATCTAAATGAGGTACAAGTTCCTGACCTTTAAAATAAAATCTATCATAGTAATATGATGGATACAATGGATCACCAATAATTTCTCCAATTTTATTTTTTAGATCATAATGAAGATATCTAAATTTTGGATGATTATATCTTGACAAACTACCATTTACTTGTTTCTCTATATCTTCAATAGAAACCTGACCTTTATCAATATAGTGATACTTGCCACGTTCCCAAGGGACAGGTTCTTGCAACCAAATGGGATTTACAATATTCTTAACTAAAATAATAGACCAATCATTCCATTTCATAATTATTTCCACCTCGGTCCAATAACCCAACCAACAATAGATTTTCTTTCACCACTAATAATCTTTCTACATCTATGAGGAAGTCTACTGTCAAAAATAATCACTGTTCCTTTATTCTTTGGGGCAAAGAAAGTTTTTCTGCCATCTTCTAAAAACTGAACTTCACCACCCTTATAATCTTCGTGAGATGATAGTTGAATAGTTACAGAAAGTTTTCTGATAGTAGAAGTATTCATTTGTATAAAATCTTCTGTAGGTTCTCCAGAAGGTTTGTACATGTTTCCTACACCATCATCTTTGTGCCAATCATAGTATTGTCCTTCTCCGTATCTGGTGTACTGAAGACTGCCATGATCCCATCCAGAAATATCATAACCAAAATTACTATCGTTAGCAAGTTTAATATAATGCCAAAGAAAACCACCAATCCAATGATTCTGACTTATCCAAGTGACATCACTATCTCTTTTTTCTAAATCAATTCCAGACTTAGTTCTAGCCTCTTCAAAAGACTCGTCTCTGTTTTCTAAATCTTTAACTAAGATATCAATCATCTCATCTGGTATTTGAGTCTTATACCACATGCTTTCATACGCCATGTCAGTCATTATAATGTGTTACTAATATTTATTGTCGATACAAAAAAGCAGTCGCAATGTACTTATCTTCTGAAATAGGAATGTTTCCTTTGTGTGGAAACAAATAGTTGCATGGAAATATTAATGTTTTTCCTTTTACTGGTTTAATTTTTCTTCCAGTATTCAAGAACTCCGTCTCTCCTCCTTCTGACACATCATTTAAATATAAAATAAATGCAAGTAGTCTGTCAAAAGTTTCTGGAGTTCCTGTATCGATATGATCATTAAACAATCCTTTGCCTTTAGGATATACTCTAACATTGTAGTCTTTTGAAATTAAATTATACTTGCTGGGATATCCTATATTATTTTGATATTGAAATAAAGAAATATCAATAGATTGTTTAATCAAAGAAAATGAATATTGATCTGCCCAAGACTGTACTGCTACCTTCTGTGTCTCATCTACATGATTTTCATCAGTCTTTGGATTCTTCATTAAAGCTTTGTGTTGCAAGTGTTTATTGTTTTTAAACCACGTAAGCAATTTGTCACAAATTTCTTCACTTACAACAACATTTTCAAATATGCAATCATCTAAAAACATATTATTGATAAAAATGTTTGTCAATGTACTCTTTGATTGATGGATACTTTCTTGCAGCAGTTTCCCACTTTTCTTTTCTTGCCATTAAAAATTCATAAGTGTCATTTGCTAATTTTGTATAGACTTCCATCGGTTGCTTGTAGTGATAAGACCAAGAAGAAATAGTGACATCATCAATTGGAAAATAGTTTAGTCCTGTAGCAATATATGGTTGACCAGTTCCAGGATCAAAACCTTCTTTCACCATTTTTCCAATATGTAAAGTTTTAAAGTCTCCCTGTACATATGGAGTAAAAGTATTTTCATCTCTCAGTACAGAAGACTCCGTTACATCTCTCCAATATTCTGTATCATCTCTACAACTCATTTTATAATGAGAAGAAACAAACGTAGCAAATGTATCATACATATTTCTTGTTGTTAGATTGAAGCAATCTCGATCCCAAGCATTTACATATCCTTTGGACATGTTTTTAACTAATGCTAATAAAAACTCATGGATTGTATATAATCCATTACTTTCTAATGGTTCAATAAAACCTGCTGCAAGACCTATGCCAACTACATTTTTATTCCAAATCTTACTATACACACCAGTCTTGAATGAAATATTTCTAAATTCTAAATCATCTCTCCCGATGTGATCTTGAAATTCTTTTAATGCTTCTTCATCGGTAACATACTTATCGCTGTATACATAACCAGAACCAATTCTGGAATGACATGGGGTATTCCAAACCCACCCATTTCCTAAAGCAGTGCAGTTAGTATATCCAACTTGTTCTTTTTCTTGATCAGTATATGGAATTCTTACTGCCCATGCTTTATTGTTTGGTAAAATATCTTCGTATGAAATAAACTCATTGTCAAGAGCATCTCCCAAAAGTAATGCTTTAAATCCAGTACAATCGATGTACAGGTCTGCTGAGTGTTCTGTGCCATCATCTAAGATAAGAGTTTCTATACCATCAGAATTTGTGTTAACTTTTTCTACAGTATTCGGAAGTAACTTTACTCCTTTGGGTAAGCAATAACTATACTTCAACCACTGACCAAATTTAACTGAATCTATGTGATAAGCAACATCATCAGATGGATTAAAATTATCAAATGTTCCATCATTTTCATCAACCATTACAGACATTTCTGCAAACGTTGTAGATGGATTATGTGCATACGCAAAATCAGATGATGGAATCCATGGATAGAAGTATTTCATAATATACCAATTATTAAATCCATATTCCAGTCCATCCATAAATGGATCGCCAAATGGATATTGAAATCTCCCAGAACCTTTTTGATAAAAATCTGTAAAAGCAATACTGTGCTTATAGGAAGCATCTGCTGCGACCATAAACTCTCTATCGCTAATACCAAGCAAATGCAACCATCTATTGATATGTCCTAATGTACTTTCTCCTACTCCAATAATAGGATAATCAGGACTTTCGATTACATTAATTTCTTTGTTTGGAAAAAATTTAATCATTGTAGCAGCAGACATCCATCCAGCACTGCCACCCCCTACGATAGTAATCGAATCAACTTTCTTCGTCATTGTTTAGAATTTTAATATTACAAGAAATTGTCACACGTTTTTTGTCGGACTTTCCAACAGTAGGAACTTCGTGTTTGACGTGACCAGGAAAAATAATGTAATCATCCTCTTCAGTATTTAGGGTCCATGTGTCATGGAGATATCCAAAGAATGGATTTGTTTTTTCGATAGCATTATACAAATCTCTTTGCAACCACCTTGCTAAATGTGGAGCACCAAATGGATTACTGAATGCAGTTGGTGGATGATTTTTAGGATCAAATTGTAAATATAAAACGGAACTGAAAGAATCTGATCCGTGATCATGACTTGTCAAAAAATATCCTTCGTCTGAAACTGTGTAGTTAGTAACTTGCCACGAATAATTAATATCTTTCTGTAAGTTTAGTGTTGATATAAACTCTCTAATTTTATTGTCTATACATTTGTATAGACCAGACTCTTCATAACTAATAGACTCAAATATTGCTCCATCTCTATCTTCATCATTATTTGAATGATGCCAGTTACTTTTTGTACTGGTTTGCATTACATTGTCCCATGTGTTTCTCTGTGGATCAATGTCAAAGTTTTTTAACATCTGATTAACTATCAGATCTTTATTATAATCATCTCTTGTAATTTTTGTCTTCCACACAGGGATTGGAAAAACACTTTCAATCATGATAATTAAAAATAATATTTGCTCGAAACTCTTTGTCACTACATGTAGTGCTTCTATGAAGATCGCCTGCATCAAAGAACAATCCTCGTCTTGCTATTGATCTTACACCAACAGCATCCGTATCATTAATTTTAATATGAGTCTGACCATTATTTGTATTCAAATAATATAAAAACCCTCTATGCTCTCTTGCATGATCCACATGCCACCCATGAGTTTTAATTTCAGGAGTGGCAATATAAAGATTGTATTGTATTCTTAGTAAAGTTTTAGGTTTTAATTTTTTCAAAAAGATGTTATCAATAGCTCCAAAAAAATCGCTATTTACTCCATCTTCTTGAGTATAAAATGTATGGGTAAAATAATACCCATCATCACTTGTAGGAGTGGATACAGTATCTTTGAAAAAAAGAGGAAGATATCTATTTTTTAGTGTTAATGAAGTAATAATATCGTGTTCTTCTTGGGATAAAAACTCATCAACTACATTATATTTGTCATTCATAAATTAGATGGTGTGACGGACAATAACAATACCAGAACCTCCAGCACCGCCTTCTCCAGTTCCACCACCATTATACCATCCACCGCCGCCTCCGCCGCCAGTGTTGGGTTGTGCTGGTTCTCCAAATCCTTGTGATCCTCCACCAGCAAAGTTAGATTGGTTAGAAGCACCTCTACCTCCTCCACCAGGAGCAGCTGCTGTTGTTGTTGTATATGTTCCGTAAGTTCTATGAGAACCGCCCCCGCCACCTCCAGCAACAGTATAACCCATAATAAGTCTGCCAGAGCCAGCATTACGACCATCAGCAGCACCACCAGCACCGCCTCCGCCGCCACCTGTGTGCTGACCAGAGTGAGTGCCAGAAGTTAAGTTACCGCCATTGTATCCTGCGTTTCCAAAAACAGATCCACCACCAGGAGCAACGCCTTGTATTGCAGATCCACCTTGAGCATCTGGTCCTGGACCAGTGCCGCCTCCACCACTACCACCTGGGGTTCCTTGCTCGTTAGATTGTCCAGACCAAGATCCCCCAGGTCCACCACCATATGCTACGTGAGTTCCAAATTGACTATTTCCACCAGGGACTCCTTTAGGGGTGGGGTATCCTCCCATAGGAGCAACTCCACCAGCACCAACTTCTACTGCATATGATCCAACTGACATAGGATATGCAGAGTGGTGACAAACACCACCACCTCCTCCGCCACCACCAATAGTTCCACCAGCACCACCACCAGCAACAACAAGAACTTCTGCTGAAACACCAGCAGCAGCACCAGTTACATTAAAGTTATATGATCCTGGATCATAAAAAGTATGGACTTTATAATTTCCATCAAAAGTAATTTCTCCGCCAGTAGCTGAAATTAATCCACCACCAGATGTTCCTGCACTAATCCACGCACTTCCATCAGAAACTTGAATAGTTCCAGTAGTGGAATCAAAAATAGTCCTTCCAGTAGTATGCGTAGGTCTCGTGTCGGGACTTGAGGTATACACTGGAAGTGTCAAACCAGAAGATAAGGTAATAGTACCTACATTTAAACTTGACATATCAGCTATCTAATTTTGTTAGTTTCCTTTATATATTTAGACAATACTCCAGCTACCAAGAACATCTACAGTCACATTGGCAGAAATTGTTAGTGGACCAGCAGATTGGGCATTAACATTTGCTGGAATCTCAACATCTGCATCAATGGTAGTTTTGTTCACTTTAATAATACCTGCAACGTCAATCCACTGAATATTATCATTGACATATAGACTACCAGTCATTCCAATGTTTCCTGGTTGATTCTCAGTACCACCACCAACTTGGAGATCATAAGTAGGATCGCCTGTAAATCCATTGGCAGTAAAGTCTGGGTTAATCCAAACTTTAGAGTTTCTGTAAATGTCCAGTTCATTTTCAGATTCTGTCCATCTGGAAGTAACAAATTCAGCATTGTTCTGGAAGACCAAACCATTAATATTGATATCACCACCAATATTCAGTGTATAAGTTCTTTGGATTGCCTGACCAAATTCATCAACTTCTTCAGGATCAGTGCCACCAAAAACAGTTGTGTTGATAGCAACTCTATTATTTGTACCTTGAATAGCAAGAGCGGGAGTTGCCTTCCATTCATTATTAGGATCACTATGATCGCCAGCAGTAATTTCAAATACATCATCTGCAGATAGTTGATTACCAACTCTAAAGTTGCTGAGATAATTTGTTGTACCACCAATTAAACCACCAGTAGCACCCAAGAAATAAATTGGAGCACCTTGATTGGATGCAGCAAGTCCAATTTTAAGATCTTGTTGAGCAATGATAGTAGTGTCGGCGTAGATGTCACCAGTTACATCCAGTTTATATGCAGGTGAAGGATTATTAACACCGACATTTCCGTTGTAACCAACTCTAAATTTCTCAGTTAATTCTCCGCTACCAATACCATCAGTTCCTGTACCAGTGTATACAACAAAGTTACCGTTACCTTCAGATGCAACTCCTCCATCAGTATCACCAACATAACCACCAACTTGAGAACCAATTCTTACCTGAGGAGTAAATGTAGAATTGGCATCTGTTGTAGCAAAGTCAATAAAGGTTCTTTGACCATCAGTACCCTTAATGTCACCATCTGTTCCATTTGTACCAACATTATTGGTAAGGCGTAGAAGTGTTGTGCCAGTGTCTGAAGCATCTGTATTAGTATACTGATAAACATCAAATTTTACACCAGGAGTGGAGGTTCCCACACCAACATATTCATCCGTTCCATCAACGTGAAGAATATCAGTATTTACTGTAAAGTCAGTATTGGTTCCATCTGATTTTGGTTCAATAGCAAGATTGCCAAATAATGTAGTATCGCCATATACATCTAATGTTTGATCACCATTAGAATCTCCAATCTGAAGAGGACCATCTAATGTTCCACCAGCAAGTGGTAAGTTAAGAGAGGCAAGTCCAGTCAAAGATGCAGTAATTACATTAGCGTTAAAATCTCCATTCTCATCTCGCATTACCAGACTGCGAACAGATACATTCTGATCAGGATTATTAACATCAAAGTCAGAAGTACCAGGAGTTGACTCAGTATATGTGGATCCAGTTGCAGATACTGTAATTAATGTGTTACCCTCGTTCCAAACTTTGTTCTGACCAATAGTGAATGCATCAGGAGAAGCAACAAGAACGTCAAGATTACCACTACCAACGTTAGAACCACCACCACTCGCTTTAAATCCAGAGTTGTACCAGTTAGTTGGATCTGATGGAGGATTATCTGAAGATCTGAACCAAATCTGTGGAGTGGTATCACTTCCAGATTGTCCATCACTTCTTCCCATCACCATCAAGGATTCGCCAGCATTACTCTCTAAACGAATAACTTCGATATTGCCGTCTGGCATATCGTCGGCATTTCCGTCATAAGAAGAAATTGCATAGTCACTGAATGGAATTTGAACAACATCATCACCGAGTGCTACACCCTTTAAGACATCTCCATTAGCATCTACAGATTCAAAGTTTCCACCAGTTTCAAGAGAACCAGTGACAATAGCATACAAAGCAGAGTAATCATCAATATTACTTGTTTGAGTGGTATCAACAGCATCACCATCAATATTATATACAGTAATGTTAGTAACTCTAATTTGACCAGGGTCATTTCCAAGAGCATCAAGAATTTTTACAATTGGTGGATTGTCAGTAAATGGCGCATTATCAAATGCAGCGATAACAGCAGCAGATACTTCGGAAATGTAAATGTCATACTTGACGCCAGTACCAACTCCTTCAAGAACTCTCAGTCTTTGATTAAAGTCTTTCTTGGTTTGATATGTTGGTAGTCTTCTGTCAGCAAGATCACCATAGATAAATGTATTTGCATTTTGATACCACTTACCAGTTCTACTTCTTAAGCGATAAGCGTTAGGTCCTGCAATTTCAGAAGAGTTTGCTGGATCTGTGTTATAGTCGTTTTGAGAAGACCAGATTTTACCCCACGAAGTCCAGTTCTGATTAGATGCAACAGAACCATTACTACCTCTAACATAAACATTGTTTCCATCTGTGAAACCTAACTGAAGAACACCACCATATTGGTTGGTAGTGCTAGTACCACCTCCTCTAATAGAGAGGACAGTGTTGTAGTCAGAAGCAGTGCTCTGGATAACTGTATTACCAGTTTGAGGATCAATAGTTTCTTTTGTTGCAGGATCGAGAAGTTGGTTGGTAGAGTTCTGTCTAACAGCTATAGTAGCACCAGCTCTAATATCGAATGGTAGCAAATCATTGTTTAGAGAACCAGTCTGTGATGACAGTGTAGCTGTATTACCAGACTCTCCAGTAATATCAATAGTATATTCTCCAGAGAGGTATGCTGGTTTTAGTCTACCAGCATTAATGTTATCTGCATCTCTATAGTAAGAACCTTGCTTACCATCAAGAAGGTCAGCATCAAGACCAGAATCAATACCAACGTTAAGTTGAACAGATCCATTATCTCCGAGAATAAACTGAGTCTTTTTGTATCTGGAAACACCAACTGTACCAAACTCATCACTGCTTAGAGTATCTGATGTTGCTCTCTGGACATCAATTGTGATGTCTCCTTCCAGTTTATCTTCAGTGGTTACTTTAGCTCTTAAAATTAGTCCACTGCCAGCAGTTCCAATTTCAGATGGGGGTAGAACTTGGAAGTCGCCTTGGAATGATGCACCAGGATTAACAACCGTTACTAAAGTAACAACACCACCAACAACAGTGATATCCATTAATGCATCTTTGGCACCTGTTCCTTGTGTACCACCACTAACAAGAATGTTATTGAATACACGAGTTCCAGGATCACCATCATTAAATCCAGTTCCACCATTTTCAATTAGAATCTCAGAAATGGATCCAACAGTAGTAAGTAGAGACTCAATGACGATAGGAGCTTCTGGTCTGGTGAATTCTAAAATAGTTCCAGCAGGAATCGTAGATGTTAATCCATCACTCAAGTTAATTCTGACGTAGTTTGAAGTTCC